AGACAATAGATTCTTAGCAGATACAATAACAACCAATAGAATTATTAACAATCAATATGCCGGTGTTGCCGCTGCAAGCATGGTAAACGATTATCTATCAACAAGAGGCGTTACTGCTAACTATGCAATCAGAGATGACAATACACAAACAGAGTTTGCGCAAGGCACATTAAACGGGACATTGGCAACACCGAATCTCGGAGGAGACCTTGAATTAGCATTGGCAGGCAGTGTTGTGAACATTGTTGAGTCAACGACTTCCAATTTCGGCACGGGGTCACTCAACAACACAAATAATGCAAGCAATACACTTTTGCCTATTGCGACAAATGCAATAAAGATACAAGGCACTGAAAGTCTAACAAGTGATCCAAATGCGTACTTCTATGTCAAGATATGGTCAGGATCAGTAGGTATTATTAGCAGCAGATATATAGAATATGATATTTGGATTGACAGTTCATCGCCTAATGGTGAAATAGGTGTAGATTTTGTTTGTACGGATGGAACCACATGGAGAGATAATGCAACCAACTTTGACTTACATAATCTTTCACCTCATCCTAAAACAGACATCTCAGGCTATGCTTTCGATCAATGGTACCACCGCAAGTTCTTGCTAGATAATTTAAGCGGCAAAACGATATCATACGTTACTGTTGCCGTAGAAGGCGATGCTAAGGGTACATACACAGGATACATCAAAAACCTCTTTGAAACTGATGGCGCTGGTACTACCATCAATACATTCTATGGTGGATCATTCAATGTTAATCCTCCCAAGCAGCTATCTAATAATGGTTACAGCGCAATTAGCGTTACATCCGTTCCTACTTATGACTGCACAAGTCAAACCACTAACCGTGTAAGTGGCTCTTACAGTGTTTCTAATGCCAGTCTACTGAAAAGCTCATTTCTTACCTACAAGGCAACATTGCCAACAAATACAGGTTTCACGTTTGAGTACTCTTTAGACGGCGGCAATAGCTATACTTTTTGCACAAGCGACTCAACGTTACCTAGCTTCAATGGTGCTCTGCCAAATCTCCCTGCCGGTCTTTCTCTCTCAGGAAAATCTATCCAGTTCAGAGAGACCTTTTTACAGAATGCAGGCGCTAATCCTGAGCAACCGCCTAAGCTCAATAGCGTGCAATTGGTGCTCAATCCGACATATACAGCATCAAAAAGTGATGTAACCATTAATGCCACAATAGACTCACAGTGGAATGCAGGAACACTTAGCAATACTCAAAGCGTGAGCAACGTTTTAGGATTATTAGGTGCTGTGCGCAATTGGCATGATGCCGACCTAACAAACATGGTTGTGTTCGGAGATGGAGCAACAGGGCCATCGCCAACTACTGTGCATCAACTTGTGAACTATGACGCCTATTGGCTTGTTACAGGCGTTTCGATGGAAGGCCATGCACGTCTTGACTTTGTAGGATCATGGGGAAATGCTATCATCGAATGCGATGTATACATTGATCGCACGGATGCTTTTGCCTCTATTGAGTATCGTCGTACAAATGACAGTAATTACGATGCAAACTATGCATATGCAGTGCAATTTGCGTTAAATACCATATCGTTGCAACGAGGCTCAAATAGCTCTGCAAGTTCCACAGGTGTACGTACACAGGTAGCCTCTTCTGCTATATCTCTTTCAACTGCCAGTTGGCATCATGTCAAGATTATTTACAATGGCAGCAATCATCAAGTATTTGTAGATGAAGTATCGTACATTAATGCAACAGATGGTACATATACAGCGGCAGGACACGTTTCTTTCCGTACATCCAATGCAAATGTTTCTCAAGGATATCAAGGACAATTCAATAATTTCGGAGTAACGGTCACAGGGCTGTCAGGGACGTGGGTCTCTCCTTCTACGTCCCTGACGAGCGCGGGAACATACGGTGGCTCTGTGGTGACATGGGAAGATGTTTCGATTGGTTTGCAGTCTACAAGCATCCTAGTGGAATCGACCACAAACGGAGGAAGTAGCTGGCAGACTGTTACGAATGGCGGCTCAATCTCTAGTCTGACTCTGGGTCAATCCCTCAGTGGGGTCAATTTGCAACTCAGGGTCACGCTAACCACCGCTTCAGCTTCCTGCATGCCTCAGATCCAATACTTAGTGTGCCGCGTCTTAGGTGGCTTTAGCTCGTCAGGTACACGCATTGCCCCTGTCCTCTCGCTAGCACCGGCTCTTGTGGCTGGCAGCACTGTCGTCAACTGGACAGCGACAACGCCAAACAATACAAGCATCGCCGTCGCCACAAGCACCGATGGAACATCGTACACCAATGCTGCCAACGGAGGCGGCATTGCTGGCATCGCTTCACAGCCTTCAGCGACCCTCGACACCTTTGGCGCAAACACCAATCCAAGCTACACAAGCACCAATCGCACTGGAGGATCAGCAGGTACTTGGTTTTGGGATGTACTTAATAGCCGTCTCAGCGTTTCAGGGGGAACCAATGCTCAGCTTCTCTATACATCGATCTCCTGCAAAGACGTTGATATGATCCTTGACCTCGATCAAGCGGATTGTATCGGCCTCATATGGAGATTAACGGATGCATCGAACTTCTATGAACTCGACGTATTCGATGCCTCATCCAGTGCAGGATCAACAAATGCAATAAAGCTTTATAAAGTCGTCGCCAACGCAAAGACTCAACTAGGCAGCACTGCAAGCATTGTATTCATAAGGACAACAAAGTATAGACTTCGTGTTTCAATGATTGGCACCGCTATTAATGTGTACTGGGATGGTGTCAATGCAATATCGCTGAGCGATGCTTCTCTTGCTGGTCCTGGAAAAATCGGCATTAGCGAGGTTAGCGGCGTTGGCAGATTTTATAACTTCAGAGTACAGCCTCAAGGCGATAATCTCAGCAACAAAGTGGCATACAGCAAGGTTACATTGGCATCAACAGATCCGACGCAAACGCCGCAATTAACAGACTTAACAGTAGCAGCACTTAATCCAAGTATTGGCCTAGGAAGCTTGATACCTACCGTTGCTTATCAAAATACCTGTGTTTCTGCTAACCTCGATGATTTGGCTAAACAATCGAATAGCTATTATTGGCTTATTGATCCAAATCTTAAATTCATCTTCTCGGATCGGCAGGCCACACCAGCTCCATGGATACTTCAATCTTCAGACCAGAACCTCCTACTGGACGGTCCTCTTACTGTTGAATACAGCGGAGATCTATACCGCAACAGACACACCGTTACAGGCGTCAACGCAACGGGAACCTTCGCGGAAACGAAGATAGGCGATGGAACAACAACATCATGGCCTTTGGGATACAACGTCAATTCATTGCCAAGCATCACTCTTAATGGTCAAACACAGACCGTAGGACAAAAAGGCATCGATACAGGCAAAAACTTCTATTATCAAATCGGCAATAATAGCATTGATCAAGATGCATCAGGGACAGTATTGCAACAAACCGATATACTTGTCATTGTGTATACAGGACGATACACAACTACCATCAGTGTAGACAATACCAACCTTGCCAATACTATTACGCAAAAACAATTTGCTGCAACAATGGGACGCACCACAACAACGCAAACAGTGTTAAATCAAGCATCAATAACAAAAACAACATCAGGAGATTTTGGTGACTTAACCGTCAGTGTTTGTCGTCAAATCGCTGTAGACATCAACATCACGGCGATAACAGGCACGTCGCCCACAATACAATTCTTTGTTGATCGAAAAGATATCAATGGTATTTATTATAATTTATGGTCAAGCAGCGTTATCAATGCAGCAGGGCAAGTCAGTACATCTATCGGTCCTTTTGCTGTCATTAATCAATCATTGGGATCTACTGTAAGGCTTCGCTATGTCATTACAGGAACATCGCCATCAGTGACTTTCAGTGCTTCAGTCATCGGAAGATTGACGGTTACCAGTGCAGGTCTCGGTGTTGTCGAGGTTGTCGAAGATGTTTCCTCGCAAAACCTTAATCTCAGCGCCGCTACATCGTATTGCAATACTCAGCTTCAACGATATGGCACCATCGGTAGAACAGTGACAGGCAAAACAATACGAAGTAATCCATCGTTAACAGTGGGGCAATATATACCAGTGTTTATCCCTGAGCATGGTATTAATGATGCATCGATGCTGATAACGGCTATTGATACGACGCAGCAGATTACGGCAGATCAGGATGGAAGCGGCAACATGACGCATACTTATTTTCAAAATTTAACGCTGTCGGAAAATGCAAATATGGATAATATATGGAAGCTTCTAGGGTCAACAATGCAATGAGGAAACAACAATGAGTGCAGCAACGGTATATACACAGGCAGCAACCTTAATAACGGCAAGTAGCAATAGCGGCCCATTGAGTGTCGGTAATTACGTCGAATTAGCGTTAGATGTCAATCTGACGACAAAGCAAGGAACATCGCCGACAATACAGTTTTTTATCGATAGATTAGGTGTGGATGGTATTTACTACAACGTTTGGAGTAGCAGTGTTATTTCAACGACTCCAACAACGGTATCGCAGTCTATCGGTGCAGGGCTAACGCTTGCATCAGCGTTTGGTGGAACGATTCAGTTTCGATGGAGCATTGGAGGATCATCAACTCCAGGGTACACTTATTCAGTTTCTTTACAAGCAAAATAAATAGAAGAGGTATAAATATGCCAGCAGGAGCAGATGTTGATTTGGGTTTATATTATAGAATATCTGGTCTTTCAGCAGGTGTGCTAAATGCTGATTTGGTCCCTGCAATGGATGTAAGTAACTATAAATGGTTAAGTGTCTATGTAAACAATAATGCCTATTCTGGCACTTTAACATGGCAGGGATCATTTGACTCAACGGATAGTGACTCATGGAAAGACCTTAAAATCTACACCATGACAGACCTAGAAGGCGCTGGAGGGAACGAGCGAAGCACTAGCAGTACTAATGTCATTCTTGGCTGCCCTGTTTGGTTCCCCTACTTTCGCGTAAGAATGACGAGCTATACTAGCGGCACGGCACAAGGCGTTCTTCAGTTACATACAGATGGGTTAGCAGGATTCCAACTCGTGAACACGGCTGTTTACTTAAATCCGATGGGCAACTATTTCGGATTTTCGAGAAACGATGGCGTGCAAAGCGTCCCTATTGCATCAGGACATGCAGCAGACACAGTCGTAAATGCTGCCCCTGGCATGCTGTCAAGTATTCTTGTAACAGCACAAAACACGCACCAAATGACCATTTATGATAATGCCTCGACAGCATCAGGTACTATTATTGGCGTTATACCGGCAAATCAAGCTGTAGACGGCAAACCATTTGTATTGCGTGCTCCAACAGCAAATGGTATCTACGTTGCAGGAGATGCAAATAATCCAGGCGTGACTATTTATCACGCAACTTTATTCTCATGAAGGAGCAAAACTATGAATAACCAAAACACTCAAGTGCTTGACAGAATTTTACATGCGATCATAACACTTGCAATACTAGGCTTAGCATGGTCGCTGTTCACAGCAAAAGGCAGTAATTCTAATGTCGAGATCTTTGCTGCTGGTATCGTTGGCTCTGTCATTGCATATTGGTTTAGCACTATGAGCAATAATAAAAATACACCACAATAATAGGAGCAGGGAATGCAAAGAAAACCAGCGGACGTTATTGCTGATAGTAATGTTATAGGACCCGCAGCGGTGTTTGTTGTTGACGGAAACAACAATCTCGTTAATCCGGCAGGTGCTTCCGACGTTGCCATATCAGGCAATCTCACATCGGCAAGCGGCGCAGGCAGCACTGTCCAATTGCAGCTTGGAGACGGACAGGCAACATGGGAAGCTCAGTTGACTGGAACATTTAGCGGCGGTACAACCATTGCCTTTCGAGGAAGTGACGATGCCTCATCTCCGACAAATTGGCAATCAGCAGTTGGCTATAATAGCGCGTTGACAAATCCGGTATTCATCACGCAAATCGGAGGACCGGGGTCATTCATCATCAGAGGGCCCGCATCGGGCTATCAGTTCATTCAGATGGTTTGTACCGCTCTGCATTCAGAAGACAACGTAACGGTTCGCTTGATCGGATCTACAGGTGCTATGGCAGGTGGAGGTCCTGTCAATATTCCCGATGGCAGCAATGTAGTTGAAGGTTTAACAACGGATGCCGCTGTCTTAGGTGATGTCAGCGGCACTTTCTCAGCGAAACTCAGAGGCTTATCAAAGATCCTCAATGACATCTGGGACAACGCCAATCATCGGATTGCATCGACAAATCCAAGTATCGGCGCTGATGGCTCTGCCATTCCCGCATCATCAACGCTTATTGGAGCAAGCGATGGTACTAACCTTCAGCAACTCCTTGTTGAATCAGCGTCAAATCGCAACCTACGCGCCGCCATCTACAATGCCACCAATGAGCTAGGCATTGATGCTGGCGGCAGACTCACTGTCATTCTGCAAGCCGTAGCTGGCACTGCTCTCACTGCTGATCAAAGCAATTCAGAGTTACGCGTCTCGAACTATGTCAAAACGACAACAGCAGGGGATACGGCGCTTACACTTGGCAATACGACGATGGTCAATAGCTTGCCAATAACAAATGCCAGCGATCAAACGCCGCTTGTTACTTCAACTGCTACGAGAAGCAATGTAGCCGCTGCTGCTTCTGATACTTCATTGCTGGCATCAAATGCATCGCGTAAAGGCGCTATCTTCTTCAATGACTCAACGGCGGTTCTGTACCTTGCTTATGGTGCTGGCGCTGCTTCTATATCGTCTTACAGTGTGCAAATACCTGCAAATGGTTTTTTTGAGCTGCCACCTGCTCCGATCTACACAGGAGCAATACGCGGGATATGGTCAGCAGCCAACGGAAACGTCAGGATTACAGAACTTAGTTAAGAGGTAAGCAATGGAAGAAATAGTCATAACCTGCAATGCGTGTGAAACGCAACGCACTATCGGCCATGTTGAAGATTCTGCTTTGAGTGACATTGAAGTCATCGAAAAAGCAGGGCACACACCACAGTGCATATTCAAAGGCGCAATGAATGTTAGAGTAGAGCGTGAGCCAAAACCGAATGAGCCGAATATGAGTTTGTATGTGGTAAAGGAGGCGTGACATGCCACTTTTTACATATCCGCCAGTGCCAGTTATGCTCGTTGATCCTACTGCATTGGCAGCAGGTGGGAACGTAATACCTAATGCTGGTGCTGCATTTTTTGAAGGCTATACCTTGTATGCCCCTGTAACTGTTACACAAATGCGTGCAGCATTTAGTGGCTCTCCTACTGGCAACTGTGATATGGGGATTTACGATAGCACTGGCACAAATGGAGCACCAAATAATCTACTAGGACACACAGGTGCAATAGCGGCAGTAACAGGGCTTTTTACACAAAATCTTACAGCAAATTTACTGTTATCACCCGGGAAATATTGGATTGCATTTCTAGACACTATTGCAGATACAGTGCAATCCCGAACAACGCTTGTTTCAGGTATAGGCCCTTATTATAGAACAACTGCAACAAATCTCACGGTACTTCCGGCTACAGCGGGAGCCGTAGCAGTAAACGGGACTAGTATCGCGGTTGCCGCATTGCTATCAGGCGGTTTCTCTTGATCGGGAAAAACCAATCACAGTAGACAAACGGGGAATAACATGGGACAAATTGGGCGCGATACATTTAGTCGTGCAAATGTAGCGTCTGGCTGGGGGACAGGAACAGACGGGCAGGCATGGACAAAACTCACCGGCAATAACACGCCTTCTGTAGCAAGCAACGAAGGTGTGCTCAATTTGCCTACAGGCACAACATACATGCAGATTGGCACAAAGACACCTGTTGACGCTGAGTTGCGTGTCAGATTGTCCTTTCCTAATTTGGGTGATGCTGGCGGCGTCTTTGCAAGGTACTCTAGCGGGCAAAACGGGTATGCCTTTCATATGGGCTCAGGCGGATTGCAGATTGTAAAGATAGTGAATGGAGTCGAAACCATCCTTGGCTTCCAGTCATTCTCATTCACAATTAATACCTTCTATTGGCTCGCTTTCCGCTTGACAGGCTCAACGCTCCAGGCAAAAGCATGGCAGGATGGAACAACTGAACCGACAACCTGGAATCTAACGAGAACAGACACAACCTATACAGGAGCAGGGCCGTTTGGCATTTTCTCGAATCCATCAAGTTTCACTACTGGCATCAAATTTGATAGCTTTTTTGTGCAAGATGGCTTCGTCACACGAAATAATACTTTATTGAAATACAATGGCTCTACACTGCATTTCGGTGGATGCAATGCGTGGTGGCTCAATTGGTTTACTAATCAGTTTAGTGTATTAGATGCATTAAATACCTGTGTTGAGATGGGTGTAAAGGTTGTTCGGGTAAAGACTGCTGGTAATTCACAGGGATTTTCACAAGCTTACGAGCCGACGCAAAACAGCTTTGCAGAATCAGCTCTTGCTTTTAATGATTGGACGATCTATCAAGCTGGTTTGCTCGGCCTGAAGCTCATTTTGCCATTTTGTGACTATTTTAACAACAATGCAGGATGGTACGGGACATTTGCAGCATGGAATGGAGTGGCCAATTCCGCCTTCTGGACAGATGCAAATTGCTTAGCTGATTACAAAAACTACATTAGTCATTTGCTTAATCATGTAAATAGTTACAACGGGCTGGCTTATTGGCAAGATTCAACTATTCTGGCTTGGGAGTCAATGAATGAACCTCAGACAGCCACAATAGGCGCATCAACTCTCGCTACATGGACGCAAGCTATTAGCTCTTATGTCAAGAGCATTGATGCTAACCATCTCTTCCAAGACGGTGCAAACTCAGTAAACACAAACAACCTTACCGATACCAATACCGACATTTTTACAAATCACTACTATCCTCCAACAGTCTCAACATTGAATTTTGATCTAGGCAATGTTTCTGCTTCTAATAAAGTGTTTTATATCGGCGAATACGATTGGACAGGATTGAACGGCGGCGATGCCCTTTCATCCATCTTGGCAGCTATTGAGGGCAACGCAAATGTTGCAGGCGATTGTTTCTGGGATTTGTCTCCACACAAATCTGCCTACGGATGGGACGAGCTTGGCAATAGGGCGCTTTACTATCCATCTTGGACAACAACCACCAGCAGTGCCTCATCAGAACAAGATGCTAGCACCAACATCCGAGCGCTGAGAACACATGCCTACACGATGTCTGGCATATCACCAGCACCGGTAGATCTTATACCACCAGCACCAACACAAGTACAAGCGTCGACAGCCAGCCTTGCTGCCGTTCTGCAATGGCAAGGCAGTGTAGGAGCATTGAAATATGATGTAGAAGTCTCTACAACCTCTGCCGCATCAGTTTTTTCAGTCGTTGCTACCGTGAATGATTGGCAAACTCCAATTAATAATACTCCCGGTGCAGTTGCTTGGTACAGAGTGCGAGCCTACAATTTTAGCAATACTCCAGGTGCTTACTCTTCAGTTGTAAGATTCGACTCTCCTCCAACTATACGCGTTTCAACAACGAGAAGAGACAGGATTACAAGTACTAAAAGGAGGTCATAATGGGTGCAACGCCCGATTATGTTGGTAGTTATGGGAGACCGTGGATTATCAATCTTAACACTGATAGTGGATTTGATGACATTACAGGAGTAGCATCTAATAATATTAGCATTATTGTTCGCAACACAGGCGTTAATCCGCCAACTGGCGGTGCGAGTACAGGAGCAATAACAATCATTAGTGCGTTTCCTGCGCAAATTAGTTGGCAGCCAACATCGAGTGATTATTCTGCTGGGGGGAGCTTTAATATTGTCCCTCAGGTGACATTTCCGTCAGGCCCTGTCTTGTATGATCCCATCTCTATTACGCTTAAATCAATTTAGAAAGATATTCAATATGCTGCCATCACCACTTCTATGTGGAGAAAATCACACCCCTTGGCCTTTTGAGCTAGGGACATTCGATGTAGCTGAAATGACTGAAGAGCATTTTGGGCTTTGTATGCATAATATATCCAATGGACAAGATCGAAAGGGCACGGGGACCTTTCATGATTTGAAAGCTGCTCAGTCATGGGGTGGACTAACGAGTCTTGTCTACTATCCTTCAGAAGATGATGTAGCATCACACGGGATGTTCAAGGTTTCGATTATTGCTTGTAATCAAGGAAGTACAAAAAAATTTGACCTTGGCATACTTTCAATCGAATAAAACATCTACCAGCGGCCTGTAACTTGCAAAGGGACAATCACAGCAGACACAAAGAGGGATGCGACGATGAGCGCGGTATACCAAGGAAATCCTGCTATCCACGCAGTAAGCAATGCGCTAATAAATGCGATCAAGCCAATTCCTAGAAGGGTCGCAAATTGCTCTTTACTCATATTCTTCATGAGCACAATCGTAGCATACATCGACAATTGAGGCAATATGCCAAGATGTTTCAACGCAAAACAGCATTAACATAACATTAGGAGACAACAAAAACAATGAAACACATCGTAATAACAAAGTCAACACCGCAAGACATAGCGACAATGCAAAGCTATGCAGGTACAGAGATTATCAAGGAAGACACTGATTTTGCAGTGTTTTATTGGACTGATGCTAGCAATGATGATATCGATGCAATAACGGGGAATAACGGTGTACAGTCAGTGGCGTTAGTGGGGATGATGATGCTTAACCTTCCATTAGAATTATAGGAGACGATGTATTATGGCGCGTATACAATGTTTTTTCTTAGAACCAACAGAGAAGATCTCTGTAAAACTTCGAAGATATCGCAATACTAGTGCTGATAATGAGTCTCATTGTCCATTTGAAGCAAACAATGGATATCACGATGCTAGCAATGTCATCGGCGAAGAGGCAATAGAACGCGATAAAGAAGGCTATATTGGCAATGGTATGAAGCCAGCACTGCCTCACGATGACCCTCGATGGCCTACACAATGCGCTTGTGGCTATGTCTTTCGAGAAGACGATGAATGGCAACGTTTTGTCGAAGAGATTTATCGAAGAAGCGATACAGGCGAAGAGACGACGATTCGCAATGCTCCTGCCGGTGCGATGTGGTATGCATGGTGGCTCGATAAAATGCAAAAACCACAAGGGAAGCATTGTCTTGAGGTTAAGACGCCGGGAGGACAATGGGTTATTGATTCTATGGCAAGCAATTGTACTATGCCAGATGACAGAAGACAAGAAAAGCATCATTGTTGGATATATAGTGGGACACCGCCGAATATCACCGTTTCTAAAGAGGGAGGCTCTACTTGCTCAGCAGGAGCAGGAAGTATTCAATGCAATAGCTATCATGGATTTTTGAGGAACGGGGCGCTAGAAGATTAGGGAGGCGACTCTGCTATGCCTACTACTTCGGCATGTCTTTGTCGGTCGTAGTCGCATGGCCTCACGCCTAGCCCCAACATAGCATTACAACAAGTATAGCACAGAGGTCAATGTATGGACATCATTGAAATATTGAATAACAACGCATTTCAAGGCCGCAATGGTTTTACGCCACGTTACGTGGTCTGCCATGGCACTGCCGGGGGTACTTCAGCGCAAGCCATTGCACAATACTTTAAAGGCACTGAAGGCACTAATAACCCTGTTAGCGCTCATTATGTAATCGGCGTGGATGGCACTATAGTTCGTTGCAATAGCGAAGATGACGGTTCTTACGCTAATGGCGTTGTAACAGCAGGGCATGATCCTTGGTGGTCCGATAGCGGCAATCCAAACCCTAACGATATAACAGTATCAATAGAACATTGTAAACCTGACAATGCGAACGCAACGCCTCTTACACCCGCTCAGCAAGCATCAAGCTTCTGGCTCATCAAAGATATCTGCCAACGCAATAATATTCCAATGAGAGCAGCGGATGCCTCTGGAGGCGTGACAGGTCACTATAGCATTGATCCAGTAAACCGTGCGAGATGTCCAGGAGCATATGATTTTAATGCATTATGGCAATACTTAGCAAATGGAGGAAACACTATGGATAGCGTACTAAATCACGGTTGGACTGATGATGGGCACACACTATATGCGCCTGACAAAAAGTTCTCAGTCGTTCTTGGCTTCAGGGATTATGTGCTCAATCCTGCAAACAATTGGAATCCTGATGATATCCCACTCGAAGCAGAGCACTCTTCCAACCCCGTCGAGATGAGCAACACAAGTCTAGGAACTGGCACATCTCAATTATTCCGCATGTCTAGATTAGGCTATGCACAAGGCAAGATATACAAAACCTGGATAGGACAGGAACTGGCGTGGTATCAAAAACAGCTCGCTATTCTGCAATCTCAGATTACAACTCTACAGAAACTACCAAGTGTTACTAACTTGTTACAAATCAACACTCTTGCATCTCAAGTCGTTAAATTGTCCGCTGTACAGTAGGAGTAACACAATGTCTTTTATAATGAATTGCCTCAAGCCTGATGCCGTTACGATGCTTTTCATAGCTGTCATCTCTCTTGTCGGTTACGGTTTTCCAGGTTACCGAGGTCGCTCTGAAGGTGGCTCCTATTGGTTAATATGGCTTATCGTTGGTATCCTAGCCCTCGTGTCGTGGGTAATGCTCGTAGCATCGTAAAACAAAGCAATTTAAAGTAAATCAATGTATTACCACCATATAGCATTGTTTCCGTAGAGGCGTCATGCAGACACCGCAACCATCGGACATCACAACGCTTGCATATCGCGTTACCAGTGTGGAACGCGATATGCAGAATGTCAAAGAACAATTTCGTCTTTATGTCACACAACGAGAAATAGAGTTACAGCAACGCGAAAAAGAGCTACAATTGAAAAATATTGAGCAAAACATAGAACAGATAAGGAAAGACCAACAAAACAGCAATAAACAACAAGATGACATAAATACGAAGCTAGACAAGCAAAGCGAAAAGATCGATGAAATACAATTGAAGACGTTGAAGTACGTCGTAAATATCGGCGTAGGCCTTATTGTAACCATTATAGGCGGTGTTATTATAGGCGTTATTATCTATTATGTTACGCACCCTGGAGGTTAGCATGCTTCTTGTTTTTTTACGCGTCATCAGGCGTGCTATTGTCGTGTTGGGTGTTATCGGATTTCTCTTTGGTATCTTGCTTGAAGCGATACCGGTTTACACAAATGGAACAAATGAAGTAATAAACGCTATCCACATCACGAACCAGCAATATGCACTAGATGAACGGATAAGCAAAGATGTTTGTGCATTGACGCAACCTGGAGACCACTCACAATCCGTCTTGGAATTACAAGTAACGCTTCCTGCATTCGAGAAAAATCAAGCCGATCTCCAGTCTAACCTCCAGACGAATGATCCATCCTTTGAGCTGCCTGCACACATCCCAGGTGATGTACAGCTTTTGATAATCCAGTCACAGTCCGACTATGCGGCTCTAGATAGTGCAGCTCGCTCTATTCTGAATAATGCAGATCCGCCTATTGACCAAAATCAGCTTGCTATTATCCAACAACATGAAAGACCTTACTTCATTACGATGGGCACTGCTGCAAAAGTGTGGCAAGGGCATATCAGGGATAATGCGATTATGTTCTTTCAGTTTGAACTAGGGTTAGATATAGCGGTCTTGGCCTTAATGATTGCACATTGGGTGCTAGGTAAAGTTATACAGATGCTAGAGAGGAGAAATGTACACGTTGCCGCTACAACAAAAACAACATGAACACAGAATACGCAATATCAACAAGGTTCATGATGAGTCTTTGAAATTTGGTGACAGAGCTTCGGATGGCGTGGCTTCCTATGTAGGATCATGGCGCTTTGTTTTATCGATGACGGCTATGCTTGCAATATGGATAATATGGAATAGCATATCATTTTTGCCTCATTTCGATTCTGCGCCATTCATTTTATTGAATTTGTGCTTATCATTCATTTCAGGCTACACCGGACCTTTCGTGATGATGAGTCAGAACCGAAGCGCCGCAAAAGACCGCCTCATGGCGGAACACGACTACGAAATCAACACTAAAGGCGAAGAAGAAACAAGGCAGCTCATTGCTCATCTTTGCGAGCAAGACAAGCAATTTATGGAGTCCTACGATAAATTGTTGCAACAGATATCGATCCTCATCGAATTAGCGAAGAACAAACAATGAGGTAACAATGCAATTCATCATTGACATCGTTGTTATCGCCATCATAGCGTTATTATTGCTGATCAGTGCTATAGCGAGGCATAATCGAAGGAAAGCGATGGAGAGCAGGGACTTGGACAATGCTTTATTTCGGAGAGTCGATGAAGAATGGCGGGAATGATGAGAGACAACAAAAAACAGGGACAACATTGTTTGTGGTGTTGTCCCTGTTTTATCTTTGACTCTTATTGTTTGCGGTATTTACTCTGCTGTTGCGGCTGTTGCTGTGGTGCCTTCCATAAGTTTGCTGAGCGTATCTTTCTTGATGCGGTATCCGCGTCGCGTTCTAAGATGCGGCAACTCAACTGCGTCTAATACGCCATTCTTCACCCAGCGACGTACGGTTGTATCGTCAACCCTTAGAGCCTGGGCTACCTCGGATACGGTCAAAAGCTCGCTTAATGTTTGTGTCATAGTTCTCTCTCCTAATTGCTTGTCATCTCAAATAGTCGTTCAAGATGAGCAAGACTATTTTTGCATTTATAGTATGCAATGATGATATCAGCATGTCAACACATTGTCAAGCATCATTGTCTTGCAATATTAGCCTTTGCTTTTAGGAGTAGCGCCACTCTTGACGATAATCTGCACTGACGAACTGCCACCCGCATCCTGTACAGATCCATCATTGCCAATTTGTACGGGATAGGGAAATGCTAAAGCATCCGGCTCACTATAGACAGGGACGGTTTCAGATCCGCCTCCTGCAAGCGCTCTGATACACAAAACCCACGTAGCATTTGAGGTTCCGGTAAACAATCCATTCGGTTCTGCCTGTGGGATAACAGCATTTCCTGCAGCGCCGTGATATGTTTCCTGCATGGGATTTGTAAATTCTGTAGTGTATGGAATTGGATAACCCTTGGAAGGGCACACAAATACGGGCTTGCCCATGCTGTAGATGACAGTCCAAGTATTCACCGTTTTCATCCGTGCATCATAGATTTGAGCAAGCGCATCGCACTCAGGAGAGTAATCGTAGGACCGAAGTGTTGAATGCGAATTTGCAGATGCGTCACAATTTATCGGAGGATCTGCCTGTGTTGGTGTATCTCCAAAGCAAGAGGACAGCATAATAACCAACAAAATTGCCCAAGGAGCAACAATAAAAGCTTTATTCTTCATGATAAACCTTTCTACCTGCTAGGAAACTGATTGAAGAAATCTTGCAACTCTGGCATATCCTTCACAATCTGTGAATGTGAACACTGAGAAGCGTCGAGCGCATTGTAGATATCGCGTGCATTTTGCTTCTTCTGTGCTTCTAACTGCATTTTCAATGTCTCGTCTTGTGTAGATGCTATTTCTACATTGTTATTCGATATAGCGTCAAGGTCGTTGCCAATCTTTGCCTTTTGCGTTGTTAGGTATTGCATGTTACATGTTGTAGCATAGCGTTCACTGTTTTGCACAGGAACAGCAAGGTTATAATTGTACCAGACAGTAAAACCTGCACCACCTATGATTAACAATGCGGTCAGTGCCAATGCTAATAAACAACCTGAGCTTAAACCTAGAGTTGATGCTTGATTTTCGTTCACAATAACTCCTTTTAGCCTTCGTATCCCTCTGGAGGACACCATCCGTCTTCAGGCGGTTCCCCATCTTCTCGATTAGGATCATCGCCATACACACCGTCATCAACAACGCTAATCCCCGCTCTCCCTCGCTCGTCATAGCTCAGCATCAAAACACTGCCAACAAAGAGCACACCATGAACCTCATTGCCATCATCATCTTCGATGCACTGAACGTTGACTTGTTGCCTTGCTACTTCTTCTGCCATTGTTGGATTTAGCGCCGCAATGTACTCAGCGTATCGCCTAGGGCCACAAGGATCATTGATGATGATGCCGGTAACAACGAATAGCTCAAAGCCGTTAAGCTTTGCCATCGCTAATCGATCTTGAAACGACAGTACTTCTTCATCCATATTATCTTTTCCTTGCTCCACCGCTTCTGAAACCACTTGATGTACTTGTGCTACCAGTGCTCTTTTTGACAGGTTTTGTTATCACTGGAGGCTTTGCTGGCTTCGTTTTCGTTGTGGCACTTGGTGGCGACGTTGTTTTCTTCGTTGTGGTTGGCGCTGGCTTCGTGGTTTGTCGAGCACTCCCACTAGAAAAGCCTTTTGACTTTACTTGTGTGGAAGTGTATTGTTTGCCGTCACTTCCTTTGTACTTTGCCTTGCTGCTATCTTGCGTGATTTCTGTCTTGTATGTTGTTTCAGATTTGGTTATGACCGTTGTCTTATAGTACGTCCTTCTAGCAGAAGGTACGTAGCGGTCATAGTATGATGGACTGTCATAGTAAGAGTAGTACATTGCATGCCAGGCAATCGGCATAATTACAGGTGTCCATGCACGAGGACAAAGACCGGCTTGTTGTAGATCAACGACTTCTGCCGGATCGGTAACGTAATAGCAATGCCCATTCTCGCCATATGCCACAGGCGCATAAGACACATCATCCGCCATGTCGCATGCTGCAAGCAATGTCGCACTGAGGATAGTCAAGGCAACAAATAGGAAAAGCCAAGTTAAACGAGGTTTTTTCATAGAACTCCTTTCTGTAATACAAACGAACGTCTCGTCATTCTACCAAATACCGGCTAAAATAGCTACTCACGATCTACTAATAAGCTTCTGAGAATACTATGGTAACCTCTTCATGTTCTGATACTGTTCTCCCCCTGTTGATCTAGTGTCATCCATATAAAGAAAACATAAAGATCTCCTAAGCAGTTCATCAGATAGCAGTGAAATGCTCAGGAGAACATCGCTATATTATCATAATCACTTTATGAGCCAATGCTGCTCTGCTTCTGAAGACCTCATAACACTGCAATGAATACATCGTCTTTACTTCATAACCTGATATTATGCTGCTTCCAAAGATCTTACAATAAGATACTGTTTTCATTATCTTCACATCATAAGACACTACTATGATGCTTATAAAGTCCTCATCAAACTATTATGAGAATACAATGTTTACATCTTAACTTAATACTACAATGCTTATGAAGATCTTATATTGTGATTATGTTAACATCATAAGAGCATTGTCTCTACCTCATGAATTAATGCCGTTATAGCTATGCTGATATTATGAAATGCTTAGAATAACATTATGAGAACATTGTATTTACCTTGTGATACGATGATGAGATACTGATGAAACGATGATGATAGGCTTTGTAGAGTCTAGGAAGAAGCTATGGTTTACGTTGTGATATGATGAGAAGCAGCATAGATTGTGGTTCTATGCTGCTTGTGATGTATTTTAGGTTTGCTTGGGAAGATCTTCGAAACGAAAGGGTCGATCTAGAATACTTGGGTCAATTTGATATCCATCTGCCAGCAGCACCTTTAGCCAAGCTCGATTCACCGCGTCCGTTTTGTTCATGCCATGAGTCTCCATCCAATCATAGATATATGGAACTAGTCGTTCATCAAGCATGAGGTTCTCTTTACGATATCGTTGACTGTAAGGCACCTTGCTTCTTCTGTCATGGAATGAAGGCTGTCCTAGTCCTCTTGCCGGATAGGGCAATGCTGGTAACTGCTGTGTTTCCTGTACAGGTTTCGGAGTGGGAATATCAGCAGGAGGATTTGGCACTATTGATACGGGTCGCTCTGCAATTGGAGCAGGAGGTATCTCTTGTTTAATGGTCTCTGTTTGCGGCTCCTGTTCTACCTCCTGCTTTTCTGTATCTTGGTAAAGTGACCGTCTCCTTTTCAGTGGATCTGCCAATGTCATTCTCCTTTTCTCAATGCAAGCCCTGCTCGAGTCAAGAACTCATCTGCAAGAGCTGCATATGCTTTGGCCCCCGGGCTACTAGGCGCATATTTTCCTAGAGGCAATTGTGCGTCTGCTGCTTCCTCTACTTTCTCGTTTTGCGGAATAGTCGTCTGGAAGACAGCTTTCCCAAAGAAACTACGTACTTGCTTCATTCTCTTCTTGGCATTCTTCGTTCGCTTTACGTCAGCACAGATTACTCCAAAGATCGGCAATGGAATTTCTAATGCAGACCGAAGCTGAATGAAAGCCCCTATGAGCGTACGGATACCCAGAACACTGTAGACCTGCGGTGAAATAGCGATGATAACACCGTTGGTTCGTGAACCTGGAACATTCTTATGGCTACCAGCGGCCACGAAAGCGTTTACAGGTGCCAGTCCTAGTGTAGGTGGTGTGTCTATCAGGATGATATCGAACTCATCCTGTATGGTCTCTAGAGCGCGTTTCAAGATCTTTTCACGGCCATTGGTGGCTGAGAGATTGATGTCCATATCAGAGAGAGCGATAGAGCCCTTTGCTAAATAAAGATTTTCCTGTTGAGGCACTGGGACAATGACCTCTCGAATATGGCGTTTCTTTTTCTGATCTCCATTGATCCCAATGATCACATCGTAAAGCGTCGGTACTCCTTCGCCTGGAAGCGATGTTACTTCATCGTCCTCATCATCGCTATTTTCTTGCTCTTCTTCGTCTAATTGATATTCGCCATCAAATTCATCGAATTCTCCTTGCAGTCTTTGCATGGTTTCATCGTCTAGTTCTTCTTCGTCTTCAATGTAGCCAAGCAATGAGTAATCGATGTTGCATTGTGGATCCATGCTCACTAAGAGCGTTTTGTAGCCTCGTTGTGCAAAAATATAGCCTAGCTGTATGGTGTCTGTGGTTTTCTTAGTGCCACCTTTATTATTAGAAATTGCCGCTGTGAATGCCATTGCATGAAATACCTTTCTCTAAAATCTAAAGATAACCCTACTTAGGTATAACCTCTTCATGTTCTCCTAGGGTTATCCTACTTAGCATAAGAGAAGTATTCCATTACCCTGTATTGCGAGTCAACAAACATAAATTCTAAACAAAAAAGTGCCCTCCCACTTTACCCTAAGCAGGAGGGCTTTCTCTTAACAAAAGAGGCTCGTTTTATTCCATTTCTTTGGATTGTTGCGGGTGTTTGTTACGGCTCGTCCATTCTGCCACTAAATGTACCTCCCCGATGAAAACGAGAGGACTGGATTTGAACCAGCGACTACGAGCTAGTCACCCTTATTGCCATTTCCATGGAGAACGAAGTATGCTAAATCTGAAGTAATAATCTAAAGCTTGTACTCAGATTGTTATTCAATTTCAGTCTGTACTTCGTTCCCTAGCATACACTATCCGAATATATAATTCAAGATGCCAGCGCCAACGTTTTTCTGTTCTACGGTAGACCTATTGGCCTCTTCCCTTGCAAACTTTACAGCTCTTTGTACTGCTTCGATACGAGCGGCGATTTCATTGACTTCTTTGGCGGGGATAGCACCGCTAAACTTAATTGTCTTCCACCGGCCTGCTGGCACGTCCTCATCCCAGACAAGTATCTGAGGTGGATGATGCTGATTACCCTCAAATGCCATTTTTGTTTGCTTGATTTTCTTGGATCGCACTGTTTCAGCAGGATTGGTAGCATAACAGTCTTGACCCTCGTCATAATGCCAAACCTCAGAAGCATCAAGTGTCGGTATCTTCTTGACGAAAGATAGCAACTCAGCTAGTTGTTTCTCCAGAAACAGGATATATGTAGCAGGCGCATCCTTGAGCAGTACATTCCCATCTACCGTGATGCTTGCCTTAGCTTGGCAATTTGCCCAATCTTTGGTAGCAGTTGTGTCGAATAATGTAACGAGGTGGGACTGGACTCCAGAAAGAACCTGCTTTACTTTGATTTGAACTGATGTTGCTTCAGATGGTAGTTGCTCCCCTTCTTCATCCTTTGGCTTGTATGTGCGAGATATGCCTGATAAAACAACATTGGATTTACTAAAGGTGCTTTCTGCATGACCACGGCTTTGTGCTGCTTTTTCCTTGACATCCTTCTCAATTGCAATGATCTGGCTTAAGTGGGGCATATTAAAATTCTCTCCTAAAACTAAGTTTGTCGTCGTGATGACGTAACAAGCATTCTATAGGCAATGCTCAACAATGTCAACAACAAGGCAACAAAAAAGCCTCGAAGTCTCATCGAACCTCAAAGCTTTCTCGTCGGTCTATTTCGCTCTACAATGACAATCTGAGCCTCTTCAATGTCTCTTTGTCGTTGTCCCGTTGTTGGCTTTGTGGGCTATGCAGAGCGTTGCTGGGCGTTGTTGTGAGACATTGTAGGGGCATTGCTAGGCGTGGTATTATGTTGATGAGCAAGGCACTCTCCATTTGTTCCCAACATTTGGTTTTGTTTGTTCTATGACTGTATTGTCTTGCTCAACCCACAATACCACTAATCCTCATTGCACACTTGCTCATTGCCATTCCTCCTTAATTACATCACCGTCCCATTTTTTACCGTTTCCCCAATATCCTTGTCGTTTTTCAAGGTGATACTGAGAATAATTGCATTCATCGGTATGATGATAATAAACATAGTACCCTAGATCATTGAGCCTCTTGCTGATTTCCCATTGCGGTCCCCATTGCCCATTGTTTTCACGTCGCACTTTATCGGCTGCAATATAGGCTTGCAATAATTCTTCGGGGTTTAATTCCTGAAGTACGCTGTTATTCATCGTTTTGCTACTCCTTTCTTGTTCCTCTCAGAATGCGCTCAGTTTCTGCAACTGCCTCCTTTGCCTGATGTTGAACACTCGACTCTTGTATCAACTGGCTTATCGGCTTGCCCAACAACACTTCTACAGTTTCTCTGTCCACGATCTTGTCATCTACAATATCCCAATCATCGTCGCGCTTGTCTGCGATGCAACATGCCGAGTCATCCTGAGCTACAGGAATGTTGTCCCATGCAGCATTCCACTCCTGCCGGGTTTCCCATGCAGCACCGCCTAATTCGACAAAAGTGTTGTTTTCGTCATCACGATATGTGATCGCAATGGAATATGTTGTTTCTTCCATGTCAAATCTCCGTTTCTGTATTGTTTTCAATGCTATCCTCTATCAGTTCAATGTCTTCTCTAAAAAGCTTTACATGACCTCCGAGATCAAGGTAAACATCGTACAAACATTGTCCTTCTTGCTGATCGATGCTCCGTACGATGCCTTTTTCGCCTTTGTAGACATTGTTGGAGACGATGATTACACGATGAAGCATTTTGATTTTTGCTGTCGCTTTTCTCATCATTCCACCCAAATTCTTACCGTATCGCAATAATTGTAAAGATCTTCCATGATACTGTTGAACTCATCTTGATCATCTACGTTTTCGAAGTTCTCGATGATTTCCTCGTCTTGGAAACGAGGTTGTAGCTTCAGTCTGCCAGCAACCTTCTTGCCAAGTTCCTTGACCTCTTCTGGAGACAAGTCTTTGCTGGTCAACAACTCTTTGATGTAGACCTTGCCATTCCATGGAGGACGACGCACAAACACATCAGGATCAAGCATCTCGTTATTGCTCATTATTTCACCTCGTTTTCTCTTTGTGTTGGCAGAGCTTCAACCCTGCCAACACCGCTAAATTACCGACGTTTCGCAGGAGCAACGCAGACCGATGCCTGCTTTGCCTTTGGCGCTTTCCTGGTAGAGACATAGCCTGCTTCTTCTTCGTCGCCACGAAAGATTGCAGAGCATTTGTAGCCATAAAGTTCTACCATGTGATACACCGCGTCCATTGCTGAATATTGCATACCGTGCATTTTCTCAGCATAGAACTCACGAACTTTCTGTGCCCACTTTGGAGCATTCCAGATACTAATGCCCATTGTTTTGCAATATAAGCCTAGTGGGCACCCATGAGCAGTGTAACGGCTAATAGTGGCAATAGTGCCATATGGGTTTTCATCATGACGAGCTTTGAGCCACATGAGGTAACCCCTCTTGGTGATAAGAATAGTGCCATCTTTGCGTAGACCGTCACGGACCTTGGGTGTGTTGCTGGTTGAAAGAGTAGTGGTTGCCATGGTTAGGACCTCCCTCCCCGATTTGGGGAAACTAACGGACTGCGACTGCCGCAGCTCGTATATCTCTTTCAACTAAGGACATTGTACACAATTTTGTGTACAATGTCAAGGGGGTTGGCAATGGATATTTAAAACTTTGAAATATTCACCTAGGACTAAGCTATGCACAGAATGTGTTTGGCCCACTGAAAAATCTCTCCTTGAGAAACAATGCAAATTGCTGCGTTTCTTCTTGGTATTCTTTGAGCTTTTCTGCTCTTTCCTCAATAGGACGGTATTGTTGGTATTCACTACCATGACTCTGTAAGCGGCACTCTCCTTTGATAAAGCGGATAATGACTAGGTGTCGATCATACTCCATTGGATGCACGCGATAGAATGCCCCTAGCAGATCTGTCAGCTTGCGCTCTTCATCAACTAGCAACGAGCGGTGCTTGTAGATGAGCCTGCCTGTTTTGGGGGAACGCCCTTTGTCCGATCTGCTATCTTGGTCTAGACAGGCTAAAATCTCCGCCTCTAATGCATCTGCCTGTGGGCACTGGATATCTATCCAAGGATAGGCCTTAGCGTGCATTCGATGAAGATGCCCTTCGCATGATGCTTTGGTACGGATACCAGCAGCATTGAGAGCCACGACGGTATCCAGAATACCCGCGTCAATTGTCGTGCCAGTACCATCGGTCTCGCATTCAAATAGCTTGTGCAATTTGTACCAGACTTGATTTTTTGGAAATTTCAACATATATTTAAAAGAGATTTGGGACAGAGGTCCGATATTTCTACCGGACCCCCTCGACTACTTTACCTGTCCTCTACCCTGGCAGGTATGGCAGGTTTTGGAGATTACTCCGAAATTGCATTTTGCGCAATTCAGGAGCTTTACTCCTTTCCGAAAGATCCGCTTCTTTCGGACAAGTCCACCCTCGCAGCTTTGGCAGGGTTCTTGCAAGGAACCTTCGCCGAAGCAGGTGGGGCATTCCCTCATCCCGTGTCCTCCTTCCTGTTTTATTTGCGGTCTCTCAACCACATTGACATTGTATACGATATCGTATACAA